CATCTTCTGCAAGTCTTTACGTTCGCTGTACCAACGCTTTAGAATACCTGGAATAACACCTTCAAACTCTGTTGTAAAGATAGTACCGTTTGAACTAAGCATCCACGGTTGTTGACTATCAAAAATAATTTTGTATATTTCTGCGCCTGACAGTACATCACTGCCACCGTTTTCCCAGTCAACTGTAAGAGAAATGTCCTTACGTTGATCCATGACTGCTTCATATTCTTCTGTACTAAATCGGCCTTCCCAACTACCTGCAAAGGATTTCTTTTTAAGTGTCATATCTTCATGTACACGACTGTCTGAAATTTCTGGACGTATTTGACCTATGATAGTTTCTGGAGCCATATTTAATGCACGAATCACACTTGGATATAGCGAGTTCAAATCCATCGAACCAATCCACTTGTGCAAGCCCTTCTTTGGAAATGCAACATATGCACCAGCAGCTTGTGTGTTTTCATCGTCACGCTGTTTACGGTTAGGTACTTGTAATCCTCTATGATGTGCTTCATTAACAATTGCTTGCTCTGTAACAGCAACAGCGCCCATTGTTGTTTGTAGAAGCACTGTGTTAGCGTGTGCAAGCTCGTTGCTTAGATCAATAAAGCGTAGTTTCTTGTCCAACTTGTCTAGTAGCGCAGTATCCTGAATGTTGTATTCGATAAACTTGCGGAAGTCATTGTTGTATAATGCATCTAAAGTGCCTTCATAAGGAACTTTGTTCTCACCAACTTCGATCTCGCCAATCGCATCAAGTCTATAACTATGTCTTTCTTCATATGTATACTTACGATATAAATTTAAACTGTCTAAATGCACTCTACCTACTAAGTCAAATGTTTGTGCTGTCTTTCCATACTTTTCATATTCACGCTTCTTAGGCAACTGCCCCCACAAACAAAAACGTCTTGTGTCGTCTTTGCTTAATACACGGCTTGTCCTGTTAACAGTGTACGGAATATCATAACCTTCGCTGTTCCAACCTGATAAAATGTCAGCGTCTTCAATTAATGTTAAGAACGTGTCAATCATATCACCTTCACGTTCAAATAGCATTACATTGTCAATACCTTCAAGTGTTTTCTTAGCTTCGTCCATTGTAAGTGTCTTAGGCGGAACTGCTAAACACACCATTGTTTCAAGCCACTGCAAGTATACAGAGATACTTGTAATAGGCATAAACGGATCACTAGGATCAGCAAAGCCACGTTCTGGATCAAAGTCTGTCTCAATATCGAAAAACGCAATGTTTAGTTTAGGCGCATCTTGATTGAGATAGTTTTCACTTAATGATTGGAATATAGGATTAATATCGCTTTCGAAAAGATCTTTGCCTTTGTTAATAGCAACTTCTTTGCGAAAGTCTTTTGTATTTTTGCAAACAATGCGTGTAAGAGGATCTCCATACACACTCTTATATTTGCCTCTAGGGTCTTTAAAGTAAAATGTATATTTTGCTTGATATTCGCGGTAAGTTCTTTTACCGTCTTTACGTTCTACGACTCTAATAATATCTTGGTCGCGATCAAATAGTGCGTCTACGTAACTCATATGTCTCCTTTGTTGCTTATGGCCAACTAACCTTTATACTTGCTCTTAAGTGAGCGACTCTTAGTGTTAATTATACTATAGATTGACGATGCTGTCAACCTCAGCTTGATCTTTATTGTATTCATTTAAAAAATATGCATCTACGTTCTGAGCCTTGTCGTCGATCCAAATGTCATAATGTGGTTTGCCTACCCTAGCAGTTGTATATTTTACACCCCAACTAGCAAGTTGCTTTTCTGTGTCCTCTTGATAGTCAATTCCTGACTGAGCACCTCTTGCAGTATAGTAATGTATTTCATGTCCTTTTTCGTAAAGGTCGTTAAAGTGTGCAATACGCTCTTCAAACGGTTGACTTAGATTGTACGGTCTTCCTATTTCTTGGTCACATATTGTTCCGTCAATGTCAATGTAGTAAATCATAATATATCCTATAAAAATAATTGTATCATTGCAATAGTATTCATTATTACAAACCAAGCACAAAGAACAATAGCAAATCCTGCTCGTCTAATAATAGTGCTGATTACACCTAATATACTACCTAATAGATACAATGGAATAAAAAGTTTAGTTGCGGGATCTAAAACAGTGTATGTCAAAATAGCACTAGCTGATATTAGCAAAACTGCTTCGATTAATTCGCAATAAAATGCAAAAGGTGAGAGTCTATAACTTTCTTTAAAAAAGTTTATCACCGCCTTCACTTGTCGTAGCCTAATGTAGCAACCAGTGTTTCTAAATCTTCATATGCATCTTGATGTGCATCCCAGTCACGTTTTTGTGCAACCTTGATTGCTTTATTAATTAAACTTGGTTTTAAATCTAATTCTTCAGCGACTGCTTTTACAGTGTCTTTTAGTCCTGCTTGTAGATCTTCTACTTCTTGCAATACTGTTACACCTTCTTTAACAAGTCTTTCTAATTTAGCCTTTTCTTCTTGGCCGTAGGTACGGTCACTCATATACACTCTCCTTAGTTTTGTTTATTATACATGTTATTTAGGTAGTTGTCAAGAAAAATCACGGCAAAGGCCGTGATTATCATTAAATTTATTTTGTATTATTTTTTCTTTGATAAACGATCGCTGGCTTTTTTTGCTCTAGATGCTTTGTCCATATTGTCATGGTAGTAATCTGACTTCATTTGCCCAATCTCATCAGGTGTTTTTCCGCTTGTGTCTATTCCTGATTTATCAAAATTTGCAAGGTCTGATTTTTTATATTGTTTGTTGAGCTTTCGCTTCATCAACTGTTTACCGACACCTTTAAAAGGACCTTCTGATAACTCTTTATTACGTGCTTCTGCTAATTTTGCATGTAGCTCATCTTTGTACGGATGTGCTTTTGTTTCTAAATTAATTTTAGGTTCTGGTAGCTCTTCTTCAGAAGCTTCTTCGTAATCCATATGATGATATACTGAACCTATATCATTAGCTGCTTTAGTGATTTTGCTTTGCACCCAACCGTCAAGTCCTTCTGCTTCACTTACACCTTTTAGCATGTCATGTAGTTTAATGCTATACTTTGCTAACTTGTATAGTTCTGCACGAGCCATTTGTACTTCGTGGTCTGCCTCAGCACGGTGGGCCATATCACCTAATTGACCTTCGTTTACATCTTTCATATCACTTTCCCGTTTTATAGGTTTGTATGCTTTACCTTGTTTTAATGCATCAATATACATTTTAAAAGCACTATTGTTATTTATCTGTCCGCCTTGCCATCCGCCTGGCATTTTCTTTACCCAGCTTTGTCCGGCCCACTGCCACATAATCCCTTTTTGATCTTTAAATCCTGTGCCAGCTGGTATTTCTTTTACACTTTTAGGTATAACCATTTGTGGATCAACTTTTACTGGAGTCACAGGAATCGGCGTCCAGTCTACCTTATTTGTTCCGTCGTCCTTACCATACGTGTCTGGATCAAGTGCTTTTTTAATTCCGCGATTTAGCATACCAGGACTTGCTTTCCCTGCTTGGAAACCTTTAGCAAACCCGCGACCTAAACTTTTAAAAGGACCTTCTGTTATATCATTTGTGTTCATAAAGTATTTATTTCTTTTTAGGCTTGCCGTGTTTATTATGTTGTGCCCAAGCAATAGCATAAGGTGCTCCAGGATCGTCAAATTTCTTTTTCAGTTTCTTGACTTGCTTTTCTCTACCCGGAGGAGCATCTTCTTGTGCTCTACGCTTCTTTTTTGTTTTCATACGTTTTTGCATACCGATACCGCCATTAGCAAATCCGTTATTAGTACCTGCTATTGCGCTTGCTGTGTTTTCACATAAATCACTTATCTTCATCGTCTATTCCTGCTGCTTGTAACATTCTCTTGATGTCGTATTCATCTATTTCATTGTCATCTGCTATAAGTTCTACAGCCTCTTCATAAGAATAACCCTGGGCAACTAATTCTTTATAATAATCAACTACGTCAGGAGCAAGTCTTATCATATCTCTAGCCCTTTGTTGATCTCTATCTTTCCCCCAAGCATCAAGAGATTTTTTTAAATCTGAGTCAGGTTTTTTAAAGGGTATAACATCACCTTCTTTTAATATCTCACTAATCTTCATGTATATTTTCCCATATTAAAACTTGTTTCTGGATCTAGTTCTTTTTTAGAGTATTGCTTCCAATATGCAGTTCTTTCATTAGTACTAGCTCTACGTGCTTCGTGTTCTTTATACTTTGCTATGTAGTGTTCTAGTTCTTCTTGTGTCATTTTTTAACGATTTTCTTTTTCTTTACCAGCAATCCACTTCATCATATTTGTAGCAGGGTTTGCTAGATACCATCCAACATCGCGATATGTTTTAAATTTGTCTACTAACAAGTCTTGTTTGATAGGCGCAAAACTTTTCCTATTATCTATTGTTATTAATTCTTTAACTTTCTTACCGCCAAACTTACTCAAAAACGATTCTAAGTTTAGCATATAATAAAACTCTGTATCTAATATAACTTCGCCTTTGTGTTGGCTATAACTAGGAATACCTTTTTGATAACCGCCTAGTATTTTTTGTAATTCTTCACCTTCTGGAGCATCTCTGCGACTAATAGTACCGCCGGTTGGTCCAGCACCTTGAGCGTATTGTGGATCATATCCTTTGAAGCCGCCTAAGTCATCTATGTCCGGGTTCCAATATGCAGTAAAGTCACCACCTGGAATTATTATATGATTTGTACCAAAGTAACTCGTAGTACTCGCAGGTGCTATTGTAGTCGTTTGTGCAGGACTAGCAATGTTCAACCCTTCAAGAACTGCTGTTTGTATAGTATTATGGTTTCCCATTACACCTTTTCTTGCAGGATTTGTTATTTTTTGTATTAGATTATTTTTTGCACCGCCGCGATATTTACCTCCGTGCATTGCTCTATAAAGAATAGGCTGGTCACCCATTTTACTACAAAGTTCAGCAGCAACTTTCAAACGTTCTACAGCATGTTCGGTATTGTTGATAGGTACAACTTCTTCGGTGATTTCGTTAATTCTCATTTTTTCTTCTTCTTACCTGACTTCATATTTGCACACCAGTGATACATTTTAGCCTTTTCACCACTTGCGTTCTTAGCACGTTTGCGTAGTGCTGTTATACTACCATTACAACTAGCACCAGACTTTTTTACTCTGCCTGGTCTGCTTTTGCCTTTTTTCTTACCGTCAGCAAAGTTTTCTTCGACTGTTTCTGTAAACAATGGTCCTTTGACTAATTGATCATCTTGGCTAACTAATTCTTTGTTTATTGCTGCTATAAATTCAGGTTCTAAATGTCTAGCACGATTGTATTTTCCATCAAAAAACAAGTGTGTCTCAACTGGCGCATCACCTTCTGCTTTTAATATAGCAAGCATACGGTTACGTCCTTCATGTCCTCTTACTTTTAATTTACTATCATCGTCTTCGTCCCACGGTACATTGATAACTAAGAAAGGCGCACCGATGGCACCACCTTTTTTAATATAGTCTATCATTTCTGGGTCTGGATCTCTGCCTAGTTTTGAAGCAAGTTTAATAAATGTACTAGGCTTCATCATAACCTTTTTTCCGAAGTAATCTACTTCCATATTATTAGGCACCGCACCACGCCCGTTTTTATTATCAATAGTTACTTCAGTTGTCATTTTTTGCTTAATTGCTTTTGCAGTTCGTTGGAACTTATAGTCTTTATATTTAAACCCAATACCGCCTGCTTCTTCCCACGCTCTTATGTTAACACCGTAATCATCTATTAGTATATTTGGCGTACCATCTTTTTGTGTAGCAAACTGGGGCTTGTTATGTGTAACAATTACTTCTTTGGGTGGAAAAAATGCTAAGTTCTTTTTGACCCATTCACGTTTGTGTGGTTCACTACGTGGATCGTCTGCTAACGGACTTGTACATATACTGTAACTACCTTTAACTTTCTTTATTAATTGTAGTAAGTTTTTTGCTTGGGGAAGTACAGGTAATTTCAGCCAAAAGTCTTCTATGCTTTTAATGTCACCAATTGCTTTTGCAGGATCTTTAATGTCTTTCCAATTACTAACACCTTGCGACTTGGACCATTCTCCAAAAAAGTCAGCAAGTACACCATCCATGTCAACATATATTTCTGTATTAGGAGCAATCTCACCTAGTGCTTCAAGAAAGTGTACATTTTGTATTTCACGCATAATACTACTTGAACGCTCGTTGTATGCTTTATCAGTAGCAGCTTTAGCACTAGCACCTTGTGGGTGGTTAGGATTAATACCTACAGGCTCGCCATTCATTAGCTGTGAAATATCCGCACTTTTTCCTATAGTATCTAACAGCTGATGCAAGTCGTCATTAGGATCGTAATTCCCTGTTTCGTACCCTGGCTTACCTCGTACTTCTGTACGTTTTCCTGTTTTAGTATTAGTAATATTTAGGACAAGCATCTGCTTATCACGTTCTAATTGTAATTTATAACCTTCAGCAAGTCCTAAGTTAAACAATACGTTTGTGCTTTTGCCTTTTACTTTGGTAGATAAAGAAGGTGGCGTGCCATCCTTGGTTACACTATTACCAAACTTTTTTGCTTGAATCGGTATCTCGTTTGTACTAACATCAACAGTAGTGTTGACGCCTTTCACTATTCTACCGTCTTCAGTTAGGTCGCTTATCTTCATTTTTTGCGTCCTCTAAAATTTGCGCCTGTCATACCTGGTAAACTAAACCATAGTTTAAACCATTCTTTGTCGCCGGGTTTAATATTTTTTTCTTTTTCTATTTTACGCTTCTCGGTTCCTGTTATAGATATATTTTCAGTATTATAAGGTTGAAAACCTTTAAATTCGTTAATACCTGCTAAACGTATTATATCATCAATTTCCGACATTGTCAAGTTCCTTGCCGGATTTCCAAGCATCTTTATCGCCCTTGGCAGCAGCTTTTCTTCTTGCTGCAATCTTATCTGCTATGCTAGGCTCATCGAACTTTTCTTTTTTCTTTTTACGTGTTCTTTTCCACGCGGGTGTGCTTTTACTAGCAAATCCCCATACTTCGTCTATATCTTCAAACTCTTTGCCAACGGACTGTGAGAATGTTTTTGACTTATCAACCTTAACATTAGTATCACCAAACTTGCTTACTACATCAGGTGAACGCATCCAGTTGCGGAATGCTTTATATTGTGCAGGTTCCATAACAAATTGTTTAGTTGCAGGTCTATATGCTTGCATAATATTTGAAGCTGACTTTTGTAAAAATTTCATTAGTCTAGCATTATCAATTGTAAAGTATTTTGTTGTTTCGATGTTATCGTCAGTGTAGTTTTTCTTGTTAGCCCACTTTGCTTTTACACGCTTTTTGCCTGGACCTTGACCTTTTTCACCGTCAATATCACTTTCTGGCTTATCAACTATTTTAACTTTCTCTCTGCCAAACTGTTGTACCCAATCAAGGAACTCTCCGTATTGAGGAAACTTCTTAGGATTGACTGCTCCGTCGTTATATATTACAACCTTCTCAGCACCAATAAAGATTTTATCGCCAATTACTTTTTTAATAGCATTGACAATATCTTGTTTCTTGTTAAGAACATTAAAGTTCATTTTAGAATTATCAAGAGTTAACTCACCCGGGGTGTTTGCAAATCCAGCAAACGCCATTAGTGTAGGCTTGCTCCTAGTTTTATCTAATGGCTGTTTGACTTTAAAGCGCATATAAACATCGCCCATTTGTTCTTCTTCAAGGTTTTCTCCTACAGGAGCCTCTGGATCACCTAATGCTGTGTTAAGTAATTGAACAGCAGTTTCTGCACCTTTGCCATACATTTGTTGTGCAGCTTTTAGTTTATCTTCGTCTGACATTTCAGGCCAAGATGCTCTTAGCTCACTCGCACTTTTAATTTGCATACCACTAAAGTTAAAGTTAATAGTAGGACCATATGCCATATAACCTGCTACTTCACTTGACTCTAAGTCTTTACCAGTATAAGAACGTAGGTACGCAGGATCGCCATTCTTTTTGATTTGATCAGGTAAAGGTTGTTCTGTTTTATCTTTTTCGCTGCGTACAAATACTATTGCTGTATCACCATTAAGTAAGTCTAAATAACTTTTTGCATTAAATGGAGATTTTACTTCAATAAATCTTTGTTCAGGAACACCTGCCATTGCAGCAAGTTTTTTCTTCACATTAAAGGGAAAAGGTCTTGTGGTAGTATCATTAGTAGCAGCAACATAAACGTTTGCTTTTCCAAATGTTTTTACAGCCCATTCGTATAAACTCTTATGCCCCGGATGGAACGGATGGAACCCACCTGGCATAACTGCTACTATACGTTTTGCTTTTGCTTCGGTAAGTTCTCTTAAAAACATTAATACTCGCCCCTATTACACGCTTCCATTTCTTCTTCGTATACACGATTAACAAGATCATCCATTTCTTCTGCATTTAGAAGTTCTTCTGCGTCTTTGTTTATTTTATACTTTTTAACATAATTACGAGCAGCTAGTAAAGCCATAGGTGCAACTAGGTCTTTTGGATTTTCACTTTCGCCACACTCTTGCATTTTACACATAGTAGGATAATATACTCTACGATAAAATGCAGGATCGTTTTTCATATATTGTTGTATGTCGTCTACTACGTCAAACGGTAAACTATCATCCTGCTGTTGTGTAAATTCATCTATACGCATATTACCACTTCCTACATGACCAGTAACGTGCCTTTGTACGTGGACCTGGATTATCGCAATTGTGTCTAGCACGGAATGAACGTCTACGTGCTGGGTTAGACTTTTTAATCTTCATGTTAGGATCACCAAAGTTTACTTTTTTAACATTTTTAGTTTTTGGATCTTTCACATATACTTTAAACTTTTTAACATCACCCTGCATAGGCTTACCTAGTTTAACTTTGCGACCTTGATATTCTGCTTCGTCTAAGTCGTCATCTTCATTAAACCACATAGTACCGTACTCTTCAAAAAAATCATCACCGTCATATGTTTCTTCAATAATGTCTTCGTTTGTAGATATTTCGATATCAAAATCATCGTATCCGGCTTCCATCATTACTGCCATTAATCTATCAGCATAACCTTCAGCTTCTGATTCAGATAGTTCTCTTGCTAATGGAATATGAATTACAGTAGCACCTTGCTCTGACTCTAATAATTCCATGCCTGGAAAAATACTTTCATTAATAATACCATTAATGCTTTCTTGTTTTTCCATTACTACTCTTACAAAGTGTTCCATTTTTAAATCCTGCTCTTTTTAATATTTATCTCAACCACGCCTACGTGTTCTAACTCGAGGATACATCAATCCACTTGTAGGACGAGTGTTTACGTCTTTATTGTATGTGTTAAACGCCATATTACCTGACGTTGCTCTGTGATTCTTCCATAGTGCTATTCTATCAATGTTTGAACCGTCCGTGCTTACTCTTGTGCTTACATCTACATCTATTGCGTCTGCTGTATCCGCCATCAATCCTGTAACAGCATTGTTTTGTAAATATGTTCTTGCTTGGTCATTTGTTAGTGTAGGATATATTTCTGCTAAACAAGCCAACATACCTGCTATTAAAGGTGAGGCGTAACTTGTGCCGTTTTGCACACCCATAGTATCCCATTTTGGTGTATTGCTTTCCTGTCCGTAATAGGGATTACCGTAGGCAATTTCATCTTTCATCATAGCACCCATCACATGCTCTCCAGCGGCATATACATCTATTCCCGGGCCCCAGTTGCTGAAGTCTGATTTACTCTGATCTATTTTGTAACTCAATGCGCCTACGTTTATTGCTCCGTTGAATGAGTAGTTGTCGCCACGCATATAATAATCTCTAAATGGATAGTAGCCATTGAAGAAATAGTCTTTGTTTGCATATGCGGCGCCATCAACCATATAGTTGTCCCAGTTGTCGCCACCTGACACATCATTGTAAGCATTATTGTTGCCAGCCGCAGAGACCACAATAATGCCTTCTGCTATGGCATCTACCAAATCACTGTTAGGTGCAGAACTGTTTACTTGAAAGTCAGTGTTGCTGGTAAAATCAGTCCACGCTTTACCAGTGTTCTTGTATACCCCACGAGCCAACAGTTCAGCATCAGTAAGGAATGTACTGCCGTCGCCCTTGTCTAATGTCACACCTTGGAAGTGTGCTACACTGGCACCTGAATAGATGTTGACTGATCCCAAACTTAAATTTACAATAGTAGGATTCTTTCTACCTGTTGCTGGGTTGATTGATTTGTTTGCGTGAAATTCTCTAATGTAGGCAAAGGTTCTGTTAGTGCTATTGCCACCTGATTTGCTTCTTTCGTAGGTCGCATCAAACATATATACATTGGCGTCTTTGGCAAGTCCAAATCTTTCACCTGCCGCATAGGATGCACTTGCCGTTGGATGGTTATTTTCTGCACTAAAGTTGTCACGAGCATCTGCGTTGCTGTAGGTGTAGTTTGTGCCACCTGTTATTGTGTTGTAGTGTTGCCCCCAATTATAATCTACTAATCTGCTTGAATATTCTGCGTGATCACTACAAGTGTTGTTCTCTACAATGATGATATCTACATTCTTGCCACTTGCTGTATATGTCACAGTGTCATCAACACGCCTATCAGATGAACTCCCAGCATCGCCGCCCCAACCTGATCTGTTGGTGCTTTCAATGTGTCTCAGTATTCCCCAAGCGTGGTGATCATTATTGGTGTATGTAACTCTAGAAGCACCGTCAGCGTTTGTAATCATTGATCCAGTTGGACTATTGCTTTTGGTAAATCTACCGTTGTATGTAGCGTATTCGACTTCGGTCTGTTTGTCCAACACACTCTGTGGAACAACTATTTCTACTCTGTCGTCATAACTTACTTCTTGTGCTTCTTCTAAGGTAAGCATATAGCTTGTGGTTCTTGAAGTTGGTCGTCTTTCTCCACACTCTACTTTTCTATCTGGAATAGTTATAGCACCGCCTGGTGTTTCCATGTCATCATAGAATGCGTCAATGTCTACACCCTTTTTAAGTGTAACTTGGAACAGTTCCATGTTACGCCTCCAGTTGTAGTATGTTTAGAGATACCTGCACTGTGCTTGTGCTACCACTTTTGTTTGTAACCCTACACGGTATAGTTGTTGTTGGAGAACTTTCTAAGTTAAATCCATAAGCACCTGGGCTTATAATAACTGATTCTGCACCTGTTGTGATAACTTCTGCAATAAGTCCTGCGTCTGATGTAGGATCAACACCCTCTGCTCTACTAGCGTCTGCTGTTCTTGTTGCCGCATTCACATACAATCTTACACGAGCCGCTCTGTCTGTTGTTATAGTTAACAATGTGTATGCTTTGAACCCTGTAATGTCTAAGTCTGCTTCAGCTGCATCTGCCAAACTTGAAGTTGTGCCCGTGACTGTGCTTCTGCTTTGTAGGC